CCATAAAATTCACCATAAATACAAGCAACTAGGTCCATATTACCAGCTTTACTAGCAGCTATGATATTAATTACATATGCATTAAACTCTTCTTCAAGAATTTTTACGCATTTAGGTTGTAAAGGATTAGCCATTATAGCTCCAATAATAATTTAGTTCTTTCAGTTTTTTCTTTTAAACCATTATCTAAAAATGAGCTAGCAATTTCTATTGCCTTTACTATAGCTAAATAGATTGCTTCTTTAGGGTTAGAATTTCTAAATCCGCTATGCGCTTCTAAAGAGATACTTTTTATAGTAATAAATTCTATATTACAACTATATGTACCATCGTCACTTGTGTATAACCGAACGAAGCCGTAATTTCTAGCTTCAAACCACAACTCTTCCATTGTTAAAGGCGGTAAAATTAACTTACTCATTATTCAACTCCTATTATAGATATAATATTATTAACTTTAGGTACAAGAAAAGGTATTTTTTCTAAAACTTCTTTCATAGTATACCCATCAAATACCAAAGTATCTTTTTTATCATACGCAATTAAATAAGTAACAAGAATGCGATTTATCATTAGCTTTTGTCCTTTCTTACAGTTACATAACGAGGTAGAAACAAACTATAATTACCTTCTTTGTTTTCTATAATTTTATTGTAATCAATTTCAATATACTTACCAATAAAATATTGAGGGTCCATATTACGTAATTCATCAGTTAAACCTGAACCAACCTTAGTTACAACTTTTTTATCTCCTATAGAACCTTTGCACTCTAAAGCACCTATTAAACCTTCAAACCTACCTTCACCTTTTGTATAATTAACACAAAATAAATCACAGGTATTGGTAGCTTTCATTTTAATCCATGTTTTATTTTTGCGATAAGTATATTTATGGTATAAAGATTTTAAAATTAAACCTTCATAACCTTTTTTAATTAAATCGTCATATATATTAGTTAATTCTTCTTTATTTTCAACTAGGTAAGTTTCAGCATGTTTTAATTGAAAATGCTTTCTAGGTATGATATTCCATATTGCTTGTAATCTAGCATGATAAGAGTTTGAACATAGTTCTTGTTCAAACTCTTCCAAAGGTAGTAAATCAAATATATGATATTGTATATTTTTGTTATTTGGTAAAGGTGCACCAGTTTTAATTGACGAGTTTATTAACCCGCTAATTTTAGTATGGTCCTCGTTTTGGCTATCTCCAAATGTTAGCTCTCCGTCTAAAACTATTCTTTTTGCACCTATATAAGGTATAGATAATAAATTAATTTCCAGTTCTGGAAAATTGAATTCATGCCCGCCTCTAGACTTAAAAATAACTTTACCTTTATCTAATATAGTAATAACCCTTGAACCGTTATATTTTAACTGAGCTTGTATGGGAAAAGATATTTTATCTATATCTTCTTCCTTAGCTAATTGTATGTTAAACTTATTAATAAAAGTTTTACCAAAGACTTTATTTAAAGTTGTAGTAGACACACCACAAGCTAAATCTTTATTACATATTAGCTTTATTAAGTCTCCATTTTCTTTTGCAAATTCTTCAACAGTTATTCTAGCAGCATTGCCACTTAGTTTATTTGAAGCTAAGTTATGTAATATTTCCATTAAATCTGTTGTAAAAATACCTAAGCTATCCATATCAATATGAGTAAAATGAAGTCTATATACTTTATAAGGATTATACGCCCATTGAAACATTAATTTATCGTTTTCAGTAGCTTCTGTTTTTAGTACGCGCTGCTTATCAATAGTTGATGTGTGCAATCTTAATCTATTTATTATACTCATTATATTACCTCAAATACAGTGTCAACAAAATTTTCTTTATTCACAGATACAGTTTTATACGCTTTAGCACTTGCTGCGCCTTTAACCAATAAATAATTAACATTTATTTCTTCTTTACGATTCATATTAGCTTGCCTGGCTCTACGTTGTGTATGTTGAGCAGTAGAGTGATTTTGAGTATAAATAACTAGGTCTTTATATGTGGACAAATCTACACCTTCAGCATTAGTTTGTGCGTGTAGTATAGTAGCATTTTTAAAATACTTTTCTAACTTTATTTTATCCGCTTTAAAATAGTACATTATAACTAAATTTTTTGAATCTCCCCACTTATTTAGTATAAAGTCTACTTTTTCATTAAAACCTAAATTAAGGTACTCATCTCCTACTTTAAGTACTCCACCTTCTAGCATATGTAATGTAGCTCTAAGCTTAGCTGGTGTGTCACAAACTAAAGTATAGTCTTTACTAGTTTCAGCATGTGAAAAATGTAAAACTTTCTTAGTTACAATAGTATTGTATATATCTTTTAAATTTTTAGACAAAGTTATATAATGTAGTACATCATTAGGCTCATGCTCAAAACCTAATTCTTCTCTAGTGTAGCTAATAAATAAATGTTTACAGTCTGATTTTACCTTATTGTGATTTACTTTTGTATAGTCCACAATAGATTCACTAGCGGTTATCTTTTTTGTAAACAATTCACCGTTAGCTTTTCTAACGGAATAATCTCTATACCAGTCATAAAAGTTACTATAACGTTTCCAAGGACTCCATTTACTTAAAGCAAACTGATGAAAAAGCATTTGTGTGCCTTGAGCGTAAGGAGTAGCTGAACAGTATATAATTGGTTTATTAAGGGTAAAATTTTTTACTTTTTGCCATATTATAGAAGTTTTAGGATAACCAGAGATGAATTTATGTGATTCGTCTAGAATTACCAAATCAACCTTACCAGATATTTTATGCACACTTTCATAGTTTATACAAGTATATATATTAGTGTGAGGATGTTTTTCTAAAGTTTCAAACCAACCATTTAAAGCTTTCTTAGTTGTAATAATTAAAACGTTACTTACATTATTACAAGCTTCAGTTATACGGATAGCAGTAATAGATTTTCCTGTACGCTCCTCCATAGCTAAATAAACCATTAAATGCTTTTTTAATATTGGTAAAGCTTCTGATGCTATTTTTAGTTGATGTTGTTTTGCATACCATATTTCTTTAGTCATTACTACTATCCGTATATTTTAGCTTATAGTGCTACTTCTAACTTTTCTTCTTCATCAAAGTCAATAAAACCATCTGGGTATTCTTCAAACGCATGAAGTTTTTCTGTATATATTCTTGTAAAGTTTAACGGTACATTTTTAACCATCTCAACAAGCGCTCTTTGCTCTAAGAAATAACCCATATAATCTGCGCCTATAACTTTTTTATATGTATCAAGAGCATCACTTAAAGCAGATTCTGCTTTAGTTATGTGGGCCTCAGCTGTTTTAATACCAAATCTAGGTAAACCAGGAATGTTATCACTAGTATCACCCATCAATACTTGACGATATAAAGTTATTTCAGCATCTTCAGGTGTAACCTCAATCCATTCTTCTTTTACATAGTTATAATGTAAACCAGGTATTTGTAGTATGTCCTTATCTATGCCGCAATGAATAGATTCATAAAAAGTCATATCAGTAGCTATAGCGTCATCAGCTTCATAACCATCAACAACTATAGCATTTTTATGCTCAATCAAATAGTCATAAATATGGTTTAAAAATTGAGGACGTTTCATATTAGCTCTATTACCTTTATAAGGTTTAGTTTTAGCTATATCATATCTAAAGTTCTGCTTTTTAGCAGGATATTTAGTTCCATCGGATTTACCAGATAAATAAATACGCATTTTATTTACACCTGTATTCTCCATAATTTGCGATATAGTTGTATTAACTATATCGTAACCTGCGCCTTCCCAATGGTCTTCAACTACACAAGCTGTTCTATAGGCGATAATATCACCGTCAACAGCTAATATAGCTTTATCTCCAAGGTCTTCAACTTGTTTTTTAATCCTTAGTTGTTTAATAGTGTCCATAATTTTACTCTTGGTCATTAAGTTTAATTTTAGGTAAATGTTTTAGTTCAATTAAAAAAGATACGTTAGCTGCCATATGGTCAAGATGATTTAACCTAGATTCAGGGTCATTATCTTCACCACTACGCCAAGCGTCAAAGTGACGTTGTAGCGCATTAATATAACATTCTATATTATCAGTTTTACGCCAATTATTTGGCTTATACTT